AAACTCCAATTGTTGGAAAAAGTGCATGAGTTTTGTTTGATTGGTCTGTAGCACAACGGTCGTGCAATCCGTTGTCTCAAAATTGAATTGAACATGATTTATAACGAAGATTACATTAGTATGGATGTTTACTCTGATATTCTAAATGATCATACTAACTGCATTTACATCAATTCTGTTTTTTTACCATTGAAGCAGATGAGCAGTAGAAAGAAGGGTAAGTTTTTCGAAAGAATCGTAAGAGAATGGTTTACTAAAAAACTTGGATTTGATGTATCTGATCCAAAATCATCTAACCACGATTTTGTTTTACATGAACTAAAAATAGAAGTCAAAGGTTCTTTTTTATGGGAAGGTTCTCAGGGATTCAAATTTCAACAAATTAGAGTTAATCAGGATTATGATTTGATAGTTTTTGTTTCCGTATATCCTGATCATATTCAAATACATGCATGTACTAAAGAAACTGTAAAACAAAATCTTGAGATACAAGATGGTAGTGGTAAGTGGTTATATCAACAGCACGGCGGCAAGGCAGGGAAAGGTGATGTTTTGTGGTGGTCGGGATTTCCTAGCACTACATCTTGGATGAATCAAATTAGAACGAAAGAAGATTTTCTTAGTCTAATTAGAGCATGATATGATTGATTTGAAAAACATAGATTGTCTTGCTTTACTTAGAGAAATTCCTTCGGAATCAATAGATCTGATTATCGTCGATCCTCCCTATTTTGAAATAGTTAAGAATGATTGGGATAATCAGTGGAAAGATGAAGACGAATATCTAAAATGGTGTGAAAAGTGGACACATGAGTGCCATCGTGTTCTCAAGCCTAATCGATGCTTCTGTGTATGGGGAACAACCAAGACAGATACATTCCTACGATATAAGTTGGAAGTACTGAATTCTACAGGCATGGATTATCAAAACTGGATCATTTGGTCTTATGATTGGGGTGGCAGAAGCAAGAAATCTTTTGCAAGAAAGCACGAAGATCTCCTAATTTATAGCAAAGATTCTGAGTTTTTGTTCAATGCAGATTCCATTCGTATTCCTTACAAAGTAAAGACTAATGTACGAAAGGGTGCAGTAAACAATCCGCTAGGAAAAATTCCTACCGATGTTTGGGAAAAGAACAATCATACTACAAGCAAAGAATATTGTCCTTGGCACCCTACACAGAAACCAATCATTCTTCTTGATCGTTTGATAAGAGCATTTACAAACGAAGGAGATGTAGTTTTAGATTGTTTCAGCGGAAGTGGATCTACAGCAATAGCAGCGAAGAATAGTGGTAGAAAATTTGTTGGTTCTGAACTCAATCAAGAATATTGGAGAAAGTCATTGGATAGAATTGATGATCTGACTCTAAATAGTCTTCCTTTGTGTGCTAATTGTCATGCAGAAGAACATGACGAACAATAAGGATCGGTTATAGGTTCGAATCCTATCAGACCAGTTTGGTTGTGTACTCAAGCGGCAACGAGGAGAGACTGTAAATCTCTTGTCTTAGACTTCGGGGGTTCGAGTCCCTCCGCAACCACTAAGGCTTCATCGTCTAGATAGGTCTAGGACACCTCCCTTTCACGGAGGTAACAGGGGTTCGAATCCCCTTGGAGTCACTATGAATGGACAGGCAGGCAAAGGCGACTCGTATAGACCAGTAGATCAGAGGAAGTGGTCGGAAAATTGGGACAGAATTTTTGGAAAGAAGAAAGGCAAGAAGCCTAGAGCCGAAAGAAAGCCAAAAAACAAAAATTCACTACCTGATGATCTCTCGCGTGTACGCGCCCGTAAGCGTCCTACTGAGGGATACATAGAAGGCAAGGAGAAGTCATGACAACGAAACAGCCACTCAACGAAGCATCTATTGCTCGTCTATGGAAGCACACACAAGAGCGTAACATAGGAATCGTGACCGCATTCCGTGGGCGATATACTATTCAAGAAAACCGTAAGCGAAATTCCCAACTACAGAACGACATTCGATCTGCTGGTTTTGGCTTTTACAAAGTTGAAGGTCACTACATCGAAGGATATGGTTCAGAACAATCAAAAGATGTCCACGAAGAGGCTTTCCTTGTTATTGGCGATAAAGGACAAGACGCAGGTAGACTCAAGGGCTTCTTGAAGCGAATGGGATCTAAGTACAATCAAGATTCTATTTTGTACAAGTCATTCGATGATAAGGCTGCACTGATCGGCACTCAGTCCAAGGATGAGGAAGGAAACTCAGTTGAATTTCCTGGATTGGGTGTAGAGTTTTCTGTCGGTACATTCCAACCTATGAAGATTGGTCAGTTCTACAGTAAGATGAAGGGTAGACCATTCGTGTTTGAATCTTATGAGGAAGCAGAGTCTTTCATGGGTAAATGGATTAGACACATTATTGAGCGTGGCCGTGGGGAGCGTAGCCCAACGGTATGAGGCAGGGGACTTAAAATCCCTAAAGTGTGGGTTCGAATCCCATCGCTCCCATTTTCATAAAAATGAATATACTATGTGAAAGAAACTCGTTGTCAAAAGTGCGGACATACCACAGACCCTCTTGTTCTAAAGACAATAGATGGTAAGATGTCAGGCTGCTATGCTCGTATCCATCCTGAAACAAGGGTTTGGATTTGGGGATGCATCAAGCCCGAAACGAAAAGCAAAATCCACATTGTCATGGGTTTGTTAGGAAAGTCGCAAAAGAACACGCGGTAAAACATCCGCACCAAATAGATACCTTGTCGTTATGGAGGCTCACGATGACTCTTCCCTATGAATGGCTTATTGCGATCAAAAACACTCGCGCAGTTATGTCAGAAATAATTGCAACTAAAAAGATTAGGGTTGACGAAAAACTCCGTAAGCGAGTGCGGGGTGCAATGAAGCATCTCCCTATGGATATGGAGATGGAACATATGATCTCTGTATATCAGAAGGTCATGACAGAATGGGGTAAGCCAGAGGCAGAGAAGAAGGGATACATCGCTATCGGTCGATATGATCCTGTTGAGTACAGCCCTAGCAAGCAGGGTTGGATCTTTTGGTTTGAAGATTGGGCTACTCATTCTCGCGTTTACTTTACAGAACAGGATTGTCGAGCGGGTTTGTTGGAATACCTCAAAACCAAAGAAGTGAATACTAATGTTGTCTTAGAAACGGAAACTCCGAAGAAGACAACGAAGAAGAAATCAAACAAAACCGAAGTGGCGAAACGGCAACCGCAGTAGATTTAGGTTCTACCGTCAGAAATGACTTGCGGGTTCGATTCCCGCCTTCGGTACTAGGAACCGTACTATGAAAGAACTAAACGAACTAATGAAACCATCAACCCACGGAGTTGTTTATTGTGATCTAGATGGTGTGCTTGTCAACATGCTTGGAGAAGTTTCCAAGTTGTACAACATACCTGATCTCAACGACAATAACTTTGATACCTACTTAGCCAAGTTCAAAGATGATCTAGACTCTAACAATCCTCATTTCTTTTTGGATCTACCTTGGAAGGCTGATGGTAAGAAACTTTGGTCTTTCATCTCAAAGTATAACGCTCACATTCTTTCCTCTGCTCCGCGTCGTTGGCAACCTAATGCTATGGAAGATAAGAAGAAGTGGGTCAAGAATAATCTTGGACTTGTAGGAAGTAAAGTTGTGGTTGTTCGTGGATCTGATCAGAAGAAGCAGTATGCGGTAAGCGGAGAGAAGAAGAATATTCTGATTGATGATTACGAGAAGAACATCGTAGAGTGGAGAAATGCAGGAGGTATTGGCATTCACCACACAAGCACAGAAACCACAATTTCTCAACTCAAGAAACTTGGCTACTAAGCACCATTATTTCAGTGGCTAGAAAGTTGCTTTTACACAGCAAATGTCGCAGGTTCGAATCCTGCATGGTGCATTGATAGTTTGATTTGTCACCTTAGCACAGCGGCAGTGCCGTGCTTTTGTAAAGCACAGGTCATCGGTTCGAATCCGATAGGTGACTCTTGACAGATCTACCTCAGTCAGATATAATCTCCCAAATCTAAAGGAGTTTCGCAATGAAGATTTCCCCCGATACACTTTCTGTCTTCAAAAATTTTGCATCGATCAACTCCAACCTTATCGTGAAGGTTGGAAACACTATCCGCACAATCAGTCCTGGCAAGAACATTCTTGCAGAGGCAACAGTAGCGGAAACATTCGACACCGAATTCGGTATCTTCGATCTCTCGCAGTTTCTTGCCGCAGTCAGTCTTTTCAAGGATCCTGATTTCGACTTCCGACAAAATCATGTAGTGATTCGTTCTGCAAACACCAAGGCAAGCGTCAAATACTACTACTCATCGCCTGAATTGCTTGTAAGCAGTGATAAGAAGTTGAACATGCCAGCCGCAAAGGTTAACTTCGATCTTTCTATGAAGGATTTGAACGAACTTACTAAGGCTGCTTCAGTTCTTGGCGTTCCAGATCTTGCACTTGAGTCCACTGCTGATGAGCGTATGGTTCTTCGTGTGTTCAACCGCAAGGATCCAACAGGACACGATTATTGCATCGATGTTGGACCGAACGAAACTGGCTCAGAGTTTCAGTTCTTGTTCAAGGTGGAGAATCTTCGATTGCTTCCTGGCGACTACAGTGTGAGCGTGAGCGACAAGAAGGTTGCTCAGTTTGAGTCGCAATCTACCGATGTGGTGTATTGGATCTCGCTTGAGACTGAAAGTACATACACTGCGGGGAAGAAGACTCATGCTACCACTCGTTGAAAAGTATCGTCCAACAAAGATATCGGACTGCATCCTCCCGACAGAAATCAAGAAGACATTTGAAGACATCGTCCGCACGGGCGAGGTTCCAAATATGATTCTGTCGGGAGGTGCAGGATGCGGAAAGACTACCGTGGCTAAGGCCATGTGTGGTGAACTTGGTCTTGATTGCATGTTCATCAACGCATCGGAAGATGGCGGTATCGATACGCTCAGAACCAAGATTCGAAACTTCGCTTCAACCGTTTCTCTGAATGGTGGGAAAAAGGTTGTGATCCTTGATGAGGCTGATTACCTCAATCCACAGTCAACTCAACCCGCTCTTCGTGGATTCATCGAAGAGTTTGCAGCAAACTGTAGATTTATTCTGACCTGTAACTTCAAGAGTAGGATTATCGATCCTCTTCACTCTCGTTGTAGCGTGGTTGATTTCAAGATCCCGTCGAAAGAGAAGCCAAGGATGGCTTCCGAATTTCTTCAACGGGCGAAATATATCATGGATCAGGAGGGCATCAAGTATGATGAGAAGATCATCGCAGGTGTCATCCTAAAACAATTCCCTGATTTTCGTAGGGTTCTGAATACAATACAGCGTCACTCTGTATCGGGTGAAGTTACATCATCTGTGTTGTCTAGTGATGTTACTGTTGCTAACCTGATCGAATCGATGAAGAAGAAAGACTTCTCAGGCATTCGCAAGTGGGCTGCGGACAATTGCGATAAGGATATTTCCGCAGTTTATAGGTCTATTTATGATGGACTCAGTGAGACATTGCAGTCATCTGCATTGGCTCAAGCAATCATCATCATAGCAGAGTATCAGTATAAGGCGGCTTTTGTTGCAGATCAGGAAATCAACCTAGTGGCTTGTTGTTTGATGCTTGCTTCGGACTGTAACTTTGGATAAATAGAGAGGCTTCTCAGCACGGAGGGTTACCCGTATGAAGAAGATAGAAAGCCTCAACGATCTCAGTATCACTATTCATGAGATTAACAAGCACTATAACATCAACGATTTTGTTGATGAGTGCAAACGAGAGATGGGTAGTCTCAGCGACCTGTTGATGACAGGACTGTCTGGGAACGATGGTCTCATCAATCCTGTCAGAAGAATTTTAGAATTGAGCAAGGTTGTCCCTGATGGCGATCTTGATCGTATGATTGATGTTTGTGAAAAACTAAACATCAAGTATGACTATACGAGATACTTGACGGAGTGTGAGAATGCCCGTGGATCGTTTTTGAAAGATAGATCAGACTACTTTTCTGCAAAGGTTTTGAATAAACCTGATCGGAAAGATGAGTCTTTGAATATCTTTGATCTCAGTGCGACCACGGACTATCTGCTTGCGGATTGGATTGATAAGATCCTGCAAAGACTAAAGGGTAATTCGATTCAGATAATTTACGAGGATCTCAACGGCAAAACAATCAGAGATCACATCCGACACCATCCTGAGATATTGTTCCACAAAGATGGAAGTATAGAGACTAGACTAATCGACAGACATCACGGGCTAAATGCCTATGATTCATTCTTGCTGAGATCTTTCTATTCCTCGCTACACGGTAGGTGGGTGCTTATACCTATAAGGTTGATCATAAAACTTGAGTGTAGCGAAGAATTTGATTCTATGCTTGATGATGAATCTAAAAAGTCTCGCGGACTTCCTAGCAAAACAGAAGATGTTGAAGATGACGATGATGACACTGATCTGAAGAACAAGGATAATCCAGACTATTACTGAATTTCAAATTTATTATGAACCCATTTGACTTCATCAACAGCATCAACGACAAGACAGGGAACATCATGGAGGTTTCTCCTGATGTTGAAAAGTCTTACAACTCATTCATCATCAATAAGGCTTTCTCCTACAAGGCAGATACCCTACTTCATTCTAACACCATGAATGGCTTTCCTCACCTAGACAGACGATTGCAGTACGAGTACTACTACAATTCCGTGAAGAAGGGAAAACGCTATTCAAAGTGGCTCAAGCCTGAGAGTAATCAAGATGAGGACCTAATCATGGCTAGGTATAATGTCAGTCGGAGACGGGCTAAGGAGTATCTGAATCTTATTTCACCTGAAGATCTTGCTGACATTCGTAAGAGTATGGATATTGGAGGCAAACGATAACGATTTCTAAATAACTCCTGACAAGATTCACTTTTCAGGAGAAGATCATGTCTATTATTGAAAACTTCGTGGAAGTGACTTTGCCTTCCCCCGACAACTTTCTGAAAGTCAAAGAGACTCTTACGAGAATTGGTGTCTCTTCCAAGACAGAGAACAAACTTTATCAATCTTGTCACATCCTCCATAAAAAGGGCAAATACTACATTGTACATTTCAAGGAACTATTTGCACTAGACGGACTTGCAGATGACATTCCCGAAAGCGATATTGCAAGAAGGAATACTATCGCTAATCTTCTAAGCGAATGGGGTCTGATTTCGATTGTGAATCCTTCTCAAACCAAGGAACCTACAGTTCCGATAAACTATCTCAAGATCTTACCGTTCAATGAAAAGACAGGATGGGATCTCATTCCAAAATACAACATTGGAAGAAAAAAGATCACCTGATACGCCTGAGTTAGATTTGACTTGGATAGATACATCCAACCTACACTATGAACAATCTGAAACTCAAGTACAAGCCGTTGCATTTTGACACGGCATCTCCTAAGTTTGGCACCTCGCAATCCGCTTGTTTTGATATCTGTGCTTACGCAGGTAAGGATGCAGATTTCATCAATGCATGGACCTCAGACAGTAAAAACATCAAATTGATGCCCACAAGAGATGGCGACGGCAGTAAGCACTATCTGATTCCTCCGTACTCTCGCGTACTTGTTCCTACTGGTTTGATTTTTGATATTCCTGAAGGATACAGTGTTCGCATCCATGCTAGATCGGGACTCGCCACAAAGGGTGGACTCACGATGTCTAATGCAGAGGGTATCGTGGATTCTGACTATATCAACGAGGTTTTCATTTCTGTTTACAATATCAGTGATGTATATCTGAAAATAAATCACGGCGACCGTATCGCTCAGGGAGAACTTGTTTCCTTGTTACGATACGACATCGAAGCAACTAATGATGAGATCTTACAGAAGACTGACCGCAAGGGCGGATTCGGCTCAACAGGTATCTAAGGAGAATATTATGACTCGCGACGAACTCCTACAAACCCATACTCAACTCTGCACTAAGGCGCAAGAACTGATGCGTAAGAAGAACGCGGACTACGCAGGTCGCGGAGGCACCGAACCATTTGCCAACTTTACTCGTACCGAAGCCATGGGCATATGTTCTACTGAACGAGGAATGCTTGTTCGCATGACCGATAAGATGTCTCGTCTCTCGTCATTCATGGAATCGGGAGAATTCAAGGTAAAAGATGAATCTCTTCAGGACACAGTACTTGACATGATCAACTACTCTGTGTTACTATATGCCTATCTCCAAGACAAGCAAGGAGACAAAAAC